ATTCACGCTTACTGCTCAACCAAACAAGAAGCGCAAAACATTGTTAACGCTCAAAACCTTGCCAATGATCAGCACGTTGTAATGTCAACATACAACCAAAAGCAAGAAGCAAACGCTTTAATGGCTGAGTTTATGGCTGAGTTTAGCAACCTGTAATCAAACTGGGGCATCGCCCCCAACCAAGGAGAATGATATGACACAAATTTACAAAGCCCACGTTTACGAAATTGAAGGCACAGTCACAAGCCGCCCATACTTTGAGGGTGAAATTGATGGTGTAAACCTAAACACCAACGTCCGTGAGCTGCAGGGCAAGCCTTGCGTATTTGTTAGCGACACAAAAGCAGATTTGCTTGCAAGCATGATTTCACACCTTAAGGCATCTGGCAAAACTGGCGTGTTGCGTCTAGTTTAATAACCAACGGGGCGAAAGCCCCAACCAAGGAGATCAATATGAAAACCAATTTCCCCATTCGCCACTGGTTCTACGATAACCAGATCGAACCCATGTCAGAGATAGAGGACGTGGAGGAGGCTATCGTTACCCGCCAGATAGACAAAGACCTGATCTCAAACTGGGACTGGGTTAACGAGATTATGACGGATGATCTGCCACACGAGTTGATTGAGTACATCCTGAAGAACAAAACCAACCCTGCCATCGTGCCGCTGTACAAGATGGTGCGTGAGCAGATTTCCAGCATCTTAGACAAGGAATGACATGGACGACTTTACCTTTTCTGGGAAGATGACAGGCGAAACATTTAACGCTCATGTCAACGAGCAGCTTCCATTTTATCAACTGGTGACTGATGCAACCGCTATGATCGTGCGAAATTACTTACCCAAGAATGGGCTGGTGTACGACATTGGCGCATCTACTGGGAACATTAGCAAAGCAATAAAGCCGTTTGTAGAAAGCAGGGACGCATACGTTATTTCCATAGAAGAAAGCGAGTCAATGGCATCAACTTGGGATGGGCATGGCGAGCTATGTGTTGCTGATGCGTCTTCCTTTGACTACGAGAAGTTTGATGTCGCTGTTTGTTTCTTGGTTTTGATGTTTATGACCATCGAACAAAGAGCCTACCTTATATCAACCCTCAAAAGCAAAATGAACGCTGGTGGTGCAATCATCATTGTGGATAAGTTGTTAGTAGAAGGAGGCTACTTTGGCACGGTTATGCGCCGCCTTACATTTGACTGGAAACTAAAGAATGGTGCTACGCCAGATCAAATTATTACCAAAGAACTTAGCTTAACTGGTGTGCAACGTCCTATGACTGCTAATGAGTTGCCAGACGCAAAAGAGTTTTTTAAGTTTGGCGAGTTTGTTGGCTGGGTAATCGAATGAGATACCTAAGCCTATTTAGCGGCATAGAGGCTGTTTCCGTGGCTTGGGAACCTTTGGGGTGGGAGTGTGCCGCTGTGTGTGAAATATTGCCCTACCAATCCTCTGTGTTGGCGCATCACTTTCCAAATGTCAGAAACCTACATGACGTAACCAAAATTGATGAGGAAACCATAAAGTCGTTAGGCAAGATAGACATTGTTGTGTTTGGTTCGCCTTGCCAAGACATGAGCGTTGCAGGTAAGCGCCAAGGGTTACAGGCAGTAAAGGAGGACGAGAACCACTCATCAAGATTGTTTTTTGAGGGAGTTAGGGTATTTAGGTTGGCGCAACAACACTGTGGCGCTCGTTTTATGCTCTGGGAAAACGTGCCCGGAGCGCTATCAAGCCAAGAGGGGAAAGACTTTGGAACAGTTCTTGAAACACTGGTTGGGGTCGAGTTCGGTGCAGACCGACTTGTTTGGGGAAATGAGGGTGTCGTCTGCGGAGCAGGTGGCTTGTGCGAATGGGCTGTGTTGGACTCGCAATTCTTTGGAGTACCGCAACGGAGGCGTAGAGTCTTTGCTCTCCTCGATACTGGAGACTGGAGAAGTAGAAAGCCGATACTTCTTGAAGCCGAGTACTTGCGAAAAATTACTGGTTCGGATGGAAATAAGAGGCAAGAAAATACCCCAGAACCTCAAGACAGCGCTGGAATCAGTAGCGTTTACGAGTTGCACATGATGGACTTTAGGATTAAAGAAACAAATGTTTCGCCCACGGTGACAGGAAGGTGGGGAACAGGCGGTAACAATGTTCCGTTAAAGGTAGAAACATTTGATCGTCAGGGTATATCCCAATGTGGTGAAACCCCTGTTGCTTCTACCATTAGCGCCAGAGACTACAAATCAGCAACTGACTTAGTGTGTTACTCCATTGCTGAGAATATCATCAACCGTTCACATGACCAAGGTGGCAATGGTGTTGGGTTTAACAACGAGATAGCGTTTACCCTGAACGCAACTGGAGTGCATGGGGTTGTGCATCAACACAAGGTTAGGAGATTGACCCCAATTGAGTGTGAGCGTCTACAAGGGTTCCCAGACAACTGGACAAACGTAGGCAACCCATCTGTTGCAAAACGCTATAACGCATTAGGAAGGTCAATGGCAGTACCAGTTATGAAGTGGATAGGCAACCGAATCAACAACATGGAACAACTATGAAAACAACCACCCTCACCCTACGCATTACACCAGAGCTAAAAGACCAGCTAGAGAAAGCAGCCGACAAGGACTTTCGCACGATGTCTAGCCAGGCTATCTTTTACATCATACAAGGCGTATCACAGAAACCTCATTTATCGCTAAACCGTGAAAGCATGGCCATACCAGATGGTGTTTCTGAGCAAACGTGGGCAGACTTTAAAAAACTCCGTGCCGCCAAGAAAGCACCAGTCACCGAGCGGGCAATCGACGGTATCAACAAAGAGGCGATGAAGGCTGGTGTAACACTAGAGACAGCCCTGCAAGAGTGTTGCGCCCGTGGCTGGACTGGGTTTAAGGCTGAGTGGATGCAGAGTAACAAAGACCAGATGGCAGCGTTCCTAAAGCCTAGCGTCACTACCTTTATAGAGATGGAGAGATAAATGCTACCAGTAGAGTGGGTTGATAAGTTGTTTCACAGGTTTGCGATTGTATATGGGGTTTATATTGCCAAACAGTATTCAGGTTTAGACCCGCTAGAAGTTAAGACCGAGTGGGCAAGGTGTCTGGGAGGCTTTAAAGACCGCCCAGAAGCGATTAAGTTCGCACTGGAACACTTACCATCAGATCGTTGCCCAACGATGCTCCAGTTCAGGGATATGTGCCGCCAAGCACCATTGACTGCGGTAGTCGCATTGCCAGAACCAAAGGCAGACGAAGCTGTGGTGCATAAAGAGATCAAAAAGATGGTTACGGAAGCGTTTACGAATCGTGACCCTAAACTGTGGGCTAAGAAGCTAAAGAAACGCCATGTGGATGGTGACGCATTATCGCTATTGCAGATCAAGGCATACCGTGAGGCGTTGAATGAGACACAACAATAAGAGCTTTAATCAACGGTTGCACGACGAAAACGACAAACCAGCCAAAGACGCTGTTAAAAGGTTTCTGAAGCAATCTAGTAGGTTTGACGTTCTTGAAGGCGACCAATATGGGGTAGACCTTTTGTTGCATGACCAAGTTAAGGTTATCGCAACAATTGAGGTCGAACGCAGACAATGGCAGAAAGAATGCCCATTTGACACAATCCGTGTTCCAGAACGCAAAGGAAAGTTTTTTGGCGCTAATTGTTTCCTGTTTTCTGTAAGCCAAGACTGCACAATTGCTTTATGGTGCAGGGGATCACAAATACGGAAGTGTGAGATTGTATCGGTTGACAACAGGCTTATGGGTAACGAGCCGTTTTTTAACGTACCTAAACAGTATTGGACAAGGGTTGTTTTATGACATTATCTCAACGTACGACTAAGCACTTGCGGGAACAGGGCTACCTGGTGGCCACGGTAGAACATTACAACTCGTTCACAAGACGTAAGCACGACCTGTTTGGCTGCATAGATTTGCTGGCCATTGGTAACGGCGAAACCTTGGCCATCCAAGTAACCAGTCGCTCCAATATGTCGGCTAGGATAAAGAAGATACAAGACAACCTAGCCCTCCCCGAGATGCTCCGTAGCAAGTGGCGCATCATCGTGCATGGCTGGGACAAAGGTACTAATGGCAGGTATCGGCTGAAAGAGTTTGAGTTTTAGCAATTAGGGAAATCCCTAATACACAAGTGTGTTACTTATGCCTACACTGAAATCACTAACCAAGGAGAACCAAATGTACGACAACACTATATACGCCCTCGGCGCTTCTGTAATCATCGCCATCGTTACCTTCGTTGCTATGGGATGGATCGTATTATGAACATCGACAACATCTGCAAAGTAATGTCAGAAATGGCACAGTCCAATAGCTTTCCTGTCGATGACCGCCAGTGGTGGGTAGAACACTTTTGCGACCCAGTTCTAGTGGAGCGCATGATCGTCCACATTGCACAGTGCTACAACTCGCCAGACGAGGATATGTGCAAACTGTTAGACATGGTTGAAGGTCACATCCAAAGAATCAAGGAGCCAGCATGAAGTTAATTGCATCAGCCTTTGTTAAGGCACAGCAGGAATTTGGCCCTGCGCTAAAGTCAGCCACAAATCCTCACTTCCGTAGCAAGTACGCAGACCTATCTGCTTGCGTAGAGGCGGTGATTGACGCTCTAAACAACCACGGCATCGCTCTCATGCAGAACTGTAGCGAGTCAGAGTCTGGCGTAATTGTAGAGACAATGTTTATACACGAGTCAGGTGAGACACTATCCAACGGCAAGCTACACGTTCCTGCCTCCAAACAAGACCCACAAGGCTACGGTTCTGCACTGACCTACGCTAGACGCTACAGCCTGATGGCGGCCTGTGGAATTGCACCAGAAGATGACGATGGTAATGCGGCATCCAGAAAGCCTCCACAAGACGTTTCTGTGGCGGTCAAGGGTGTTATGTCAGCCGAGTCCTTAGATGCGCTTAAAGCCCAGTTTACAGCCGCCTACGTTATGTTTAAGAACGACAAGGAAGCACTAGCCAAAATCAATGCGGCTAAGGACGTTAGAAAGAAAGAGTTGACCGATGTTTGAGCAAGGATCGGTTGAATGGTTTGCCGCCAGATGTGGGAAGGTGACAGCTTCCCGTGTCGCAGATGTGCTGTCCAAAGTAAAGGACGGAGAGTCTGCTGGTCGCAAGAACTACAAGGCTGATCTGGTAGTCGAGCGCCTGACAGGTCAAAAGACATCGGGGTTTACTAACGTGGCCATGTCATGGGGAGTAGATACAGAGCCGCAAGCAAGAGCCGCATACGAGTTTAGGACGGGTGACTTTGTAGATCAAGTAGCGTTTGTAGATCACCCCACAATTAAAAACTTTGGGTGTTCACCAGACGGGCTGGTGGGCGAGGACGGTCTTATTGAAATTAAATGCCCCAACTCGGCTACACACTTAGAGTACTTAGAGTCAGACACCCCGCCCAAGAAGTACTTTATACAGATGCAAGCTCAGATGGCCATCACAGGCAGGAAGTGGTGTGACTTTGTTTCGTTTGACCCTAGACTACCCGACGGTCTCGAATTGTTAATTATTAGGGTAAACCACGATGACAAATACACCAAGATCATGGAAGATGAAGTAAGTAAATTTTTACAAGAAGTTGACAATAAAGTCGAATCGTTATCAAAAAGGAATGATAAATGAGCGTTAAATTTGAAGTTATCGCAAGTACCGGAACTTACAAAAACAAGCAAGGCGAAGAAAAGAAGCGTTGGCTAAAGTGTGGCGTTGTTATGGAAACCAAAAACGGTGGCTTGGCCATGAAGCTAGAGGCAGTCCCAGTGGGTTCTGATGGCTGGTTTACCCTGACCGAGCCAAAAGAATACGAGCCTAAAGGCAGACCTGCTTCCTCGGCAGTAGCTGATATACCAGACGACTTGCCTTTTTAAATGGAAGCGAACGAAACCCAAATTGCTGGACAGCATTACCGTGCCAGTATGCAAACGTGGGATTACATCCTAGCGCATAACTTGGGTTTTCTGGAGGGTAATGTCATTAAGTACGTTACCCGCTACAGAAAGAAGGATGGCATCCAAGACTTACTAAAAGCCAAGCATTATCTGGACAAACTAATAGAGGTTGAAAATGAGCGACTACGCAGAGCATCTAACCAAAATGACCAAGATCAACAAACAGCTACGGACAGCACTGTTGAACCAAAAGATAAACATAGCCAACGAGTTAGCGATGATGTTGCTTGCCGAGAGCAGGCTGTTGTTGCACTGCGTAAGCGAACTGAAGCGGGATATGGACAGCCGACTGACATCGCTGGAATAACCTAATGGATCACATATCCTCGTATCACAAACTGGTCAGTGCGGTAATAGCACTTGCCGTGACAGACACAACCAAAAAGTACGACAGGAACCTAGATAACGACGCTAAGACAGCTTTGGTGTTTTTGTTCGGGAATAACGTTAACCCTTGGCTAGAGTTGATAGACATAAACCCAGCGCACTTTAAGCGAAAGCTAATGGATTCTATGCACTCAAGTGGTGGTCAGTTTAGCGATGAGGAGAAACGAAAGTTCCGTATGAACTACAAAATGTGGAACCAAAATAAGGCGCAAGCGTTGATGAAGTATGCCCGTTATGAAGGTGTTTCCAAATGCAAAGAGTAATACTGCCCCTCACCGCAGACAGGTCTCGTGTCATAGAAATGATAACACGAGCGCCTGATGGCTATGTAGTAGAGATTAGGCAGCCCTCTAGGACGCTTGAACAAAATGCCCTGTACTGGACGCAAGTGCATGAATGTGCTGAGAGAGTCACCATTGAAGGCAAGCGTTTTACACCACAAGTGTGGCACGTTTACTTCAAGCAACGATTCTTACCAGGTCGAATAATAGAACTACCGAATGGCCAGATCATGGAACAAGACCCCACAACCACCAAGTTAACCAATGAAGAATTTTCCCTGTTTATTGAGGAAGTTCTACAATTTAAGGCAAATCACTCATGAAAAAAATCATCGTTGTCATCTACCTAACCCTCTTTAGCACCGTAACCTTTGCAGGATGCACCTCGCAAATGATTACGATTAAAGGCAAAACAACCGTATGCACCACCTGCTGTGCTGGTAGCGTATGTAACACAGTGTGCAACTAATGAATACAAAAGAACTTATCTACAAGTTAATCGAGCATCATAAGCAGGTAAAGGTTGCTACTATTACAAAAGAGCTTGATTCGTCGTTGCCAAGAATTTCGTATCATTTAAAAAACCTAAAATTTGAAGGCCGTATACATATCTGTGATTGGAGGCATGATAAAACAGGCACACCAAGAGCATTTTGGACGATTGGACAGAATACTGACGCTCCAAGACCTAAAGCAAAGCCGACAAGACACAAAAAGTCTAATGTTTCTAGTATTATTAAAATACAACCGGATCAGGCAGCGTCATGGCTAATACAGCAACCCTACCCTGTGGTGCGCAAGTTGATACATCATCGGAGGAGTGGAGAGCTTGGTGCGAAGCCAAGCACGTTGCCCAAATTAAAACCAAAGACGGACGTTCAGCCTACATCGAGCGAGTTAAAAAACGCAGAGGCGAAGAAGCCGCAACTGCCCTACGGAAAGGTGTCCTTAGTGCGTGGAAACTATAGAAGCCCTAAGCTACTAAAATACGCTCAAGAAGCAACCGAGTGTATGCACTGCGGGAAATACAACGATGGGTCTGTTGTTGCCGCCCACTCTAATCAACTTAGGGATGGCAAGGGTAAGAGCCTGAAGGCGCACGACTTCCGTATTGCCTATCTGTGTGGCCAGTGCCACCACGAGCTAGATCAAGGCAAGGATATGTCAAAGGCAGAGCGTGTTGAGATGTGGGAAGAAGCACATCGTAAGACAATCGAGTGGCTGTTTTACACTGGGAAAATTGTATGTCGTTAAGAGACCGGATTGTTAACTGGGCGTTTGCGATCCAAGGTAGTACTGGCCCTGAACCGCCGACAACCTGTGCGAGCGCCGAACGATACTACATACCAGAGACTGGGTCAGTCTGGGACGAGGATGAGCCTACAGCCATACAGCCAGATTTGAGAGATGCGGAGATAGTAGAAAGAGAGGTTTGTTCACTAAATGCAGCATTAAGAACCGTCATTAAAGCGAAGTACATATCATACCCATACGAGAACGATTACTATTGCGCTCATCGTGTGAGGATGTCACCCAAAAAGTTTAAGGAGAGATTAGATGAAGCACACAGAAAGCTCAGCACAAAACTTGGCGAATGAATTTATATACACTAAGGCTGGCACTTGTATCACAACGAAGTGGCGACAGCTAGGATGGATACCTGCTAGTGAAGACCCTGAGATACAAGTTAAGTGGGCAACTTATCAAGGTCTACCCAACAGGTCACTTGCAGATAGCGTGGTACACATCTAGGAACCTAGCGCCGCTTTCTAGCGTCTCTGGCGTGTCTTTGGTGGAGTAGGTAGGCAAGTCCCTTGCCAACTCCCTACAAATCGTCCGAGATGTCTCTGATGCGCTTGTAGCGCCGCAAGCGCTCAATAGGAGGCATATTGTCACCGTCAGCCCTCCGTACACGATCTGCCGCATCTTCAATCTCCCGTGATTTCTTTCAGTTAGCACGTTCCTGCCTCATTTGAGTATCTAGTGCGCCTGAGTGCCTACCGTACATATAAATGCCCCATAGACCCATTAATGCGCCCGTAAAGGCAATAATGTAGCCTTTAAACTTTAACCAGATTGCCATTCCCCACTCCTCATTTGCTCTGCCATCTCAGTTGCACGGTTCGGTGTTTGCTTTGCCCATAGTGACTTCAGCATACCGTCAGCAGCACCATCGTAGTCGCCCATCTCAACTAAGCTAAGGGTTTTCTTAAACTTCATTAGCCCAGTGACACCCATCTGGAAAGCCATGTTCATCAGCACTGCTTGTCTAGGTATACTCAGGCTATCAAAAAAAGGTATGTTTCTGTGTAGCACGCTTAAGACAGCAGATACATCGTTCTGCAATAGGTACTCAGCTTCGCCCTCAGAAATGCCACCGTGCTTGGCTTTGTCAATCAATCGACCATAGCCAATGGTTAGATAGCCAAGTGAATCCTTGTAGGCGTTTAAGACTAGCCCCTCATGACGCTTGATCTGCGCTACCCCTTTGGTCATCAAGTCGTGATTGTTTGATGACTCTGGCGACTGGGCTGGCGAGGACGCAGAGGATTCCAATGATTTTAAAGATGGTGTCTGGGACTTGTCCTGTGATTTCAGCAGGGAGAGTATTGATGACAGTAGCGACATGAGCAGGGAATACCTCTAGAAAAGTTAATAAAACACCGCCTAAGATAGAGAGCCTGACTGACCACCACTTAGACCAGTCTTTAGCATCGGCTACGAGTTTCATACTGGTTGACCTCGGAAGTAAGCAACGCCATCTAACACAGCACAAAACTCAGGTTGAATTAATCGCCCATCGACAATAGTCAACACTGCAAAACCTGAGCAGTGGTTGGCTGGGTTATCTTCCCCATACGCCATTTGGTCGCCATCGGTCTCGCACAGCGTCCCAGTGTCAATGCCCCACCTAGAGCCTGAATAATCTGACACAATCGTGGCCTGTAGCCTGTGCAAGTGCCCACACGCCATCGAGACGCCAGATTTTAAGGAATTCGAATAAGTTGCGTGAATGCCGTTATGATACCGATGCTTAATCATCAAGTTTTTATTAACGAACATCGACATACAAAATAGCCAACGTGGAAAATGCTCTTTCAGCGAGAAGCCTGCTACGCCTTTAAACTCAGGTGCTTGGTTGGCTAACTTGGCCTCGAACCTCATATCGTGGTTACCCATCATAAAGACTAGCTTGGCGTTGCCAGCGGCCTTTTCAATTTCGCCTAGTCTGTCAGACACTGCCTCCAGCTCTTCCTTAACCGATGGCATCTTAAAAGTGTCGAATCCGGATTTGGGATAACGTGAAATTGAAGCACCGTCGAATGCGTCGCCGTTGATAGCCACAATATCCGGCTTGTGTTTCTTTACCAGCTTTACAAATGCCTTGTGAGCCGTACTTATTTCGTCTGGCCAATAATGGCAATCAGAGGCTACAAAAATAACAGCGTTATCCAGATCTACATCCATGCGGCTCATGTGGTCACGAACGTAGAACTCAGGCACACGGGAGTTTTTAGAAGCTAACCGGATTTTGTATTTGTTTTCAATGTACCTGCGTCTGGTGTACACATTGCGGATGTCTAACCCTGTGCGCTCGGTT